CGAAAGTATCGGACAGCAGGCTTTTTACGGCTGTAGCAACTTAGCAGGCGTTACGCTTTCAGAAGGTGTAACAAGTATAGGAAGTAGCGCTTTTAGCGGTTGCAGTAGTTTGGAAAGTGTAACAATTCCAAGCGGTGTAACAAGTATAGGAAGTAGCGCTTTTTATAATTGCAGCAGTTTGGAAAGCGCTACAATTTCAAGCGGAAGTATAGGAAGTAGCGCTTTTAGCGGTTGTAGCAACTTAGCAAGCGTTACGCTTTCAGAAGGTGTAACAAGTATAGGAAATAATGCTTTTAATAGTTGCAGTAGCTTAGCAAGCATAACGATTCCAAGCAGTGTAACAAGTATAGAAGAAGGGACTTTTAGCGGTTGTAGCAACTTAGCAGGCGTTACGCTTTCAGAAGGTGTAACAAGCGTAGGAAATAATGCTTTTAACGGTTGCAGTAGCTTAGCAAGCATAACGATTCCAAGCAGTGTAACAAGTATAGGAAGTAGCGCTTTTTATAATTGCAGCAGTTTGGAAAGTGTAACGATTCCAAGCGGTGTAGCGAAAATAGGGAGGTATGCTTTTAATGGTTGCAGTAGCTTAGCAAGCATAACGATTCCAAGCAGTGTAACAAGTATAGAAGAAGGCGCTTTTGGCGGTTGCAGTAGCTTAGCAAGCATAACAATTCCAAGCGGTGTAACGAGTATTGGAATGTATGTTTTTCGTAATATAAAATCCGACGCGGTAATTAACTGCGGATTTGCGGAAGGCGCCGTATCTGGAGCACCGTGGGGAGCACCGGAAGGCGTTACAATCAACTACGGAGTGACGGGAGGTGGTAACTAATGAGTAAATCATTTATTAAAGTTACAACCTTGCAGGCAATCGCCAACGCTTTAAGAGGTCACACATCACAGAGTGACGCTGACAAGATAGAAGTAGACGATTATGCAACCGTAGCACAGGACAGAACGGACAGCTTGAAGGGTGTCGTTGACAAAACAGCGACAAGCGTAACCATTCCGGACGGAGTGACAAACATAGGAACGTATGCTTTTTATAATTGCAGTAATTTGGAAAGTGTAACAATTCCGAACGGTGTAACAAGCGTAGGAGATAGCGCTTTTAGCGGTTGCAGCAGTTTGGAAAGTGTAACAATTCCGAACGGTGTAACGAGTATCGGAATGTATGCTTTTCAAAATTGTAGTAGTTTGGAAAACATTACTATTCCGAACGGTGTAACGAGTATCGGAATGTATGCTTTTCAAAATTGTAGCAGTTTAGCAAACGTAACGATTCCAAACAGTGTAACAAGTGTGGGATATGGAGCTTTTGCGAACTGCGGAAGCATGGCAAGCATAGAGATAGGAAATGGAGTTACAAGTTTTTCAGGACAAACTTTTCAAAATTGCACAAGCTTAACAAGTGTAACAATTCCGAACGGTGTAACAACTTTAGGATATGGAGAGTTCGACGGCTGTACAGCTTTGGCAAGCATAACGATTCCAAACAGCATTACAAGCTTGGGATATTGGTGCTTTCACGATATTAAATCCGACGCGGTAATCAACTGCGGATTTGCAGAAGGCGCCGTATCTGGAGCACCGTGGGGAGCGCCGGAAGGCGTAACTATTAACTACGGAGTTACAAATGGAACTAAAGGCGGAAACAGAGCAACAAGCACAGTCGTAGTCACTAAAGAAATGGCGGAAGAATATGCAAAGAACCACCCACTTGAAGAAGAGGGAGAAGAAAAACAGGAGGATAAGAAATGATAAACAACGATAGAATTGTACCGGTTACAGTGACCGATTTGCTGACACTGTACGGTAATATTTTAACAATCGCAGGAACTTCGGTAGAAAAGCTCGAAGCCGTAAATCCGGGAGAGTTTGAAGTTGCTGCAAATAATAAGACTTACATCGCAAACGAGCCGGTTGAGTTCTTGAACTTCGGCGAGGATGTAACAGCAGGCACTATCTACTTTTTAGCAGCTTACGACTTCGCAGGCTTCGCAATCAATGGCGAGGCAACAGAGACCGCAGGCGCTGAGGTAGAAAAGGACGGCAGAACTTTATACACAGCCACTTTGTCAAGCTCAACAATCACGATCGCAAAGGTAGGCTTTTAAGGTTAGAAGAAGGAAGGAGGCACTTAAATGCTGGAGGATGTTAAAAAAGCACTGGGAATAACCGGGGACTATCAGGACGCGACTCTTTTGGAGTATATCGAAGAAGTAACCGGATTCTTACTCGAAGCCGGAGTTTCGGCTAGTAAAATCACTCCGGGGCTTGTTGCCCGCGGTGTCTCTGACCTTTGGAACTACGGAGACGGAGACGGAAAGCTGTCGCCGTACTTCCTGCAGAGAGCTACACAGCTAAGCTATAGGGGGTGAGTAAATGCGGAAGTATAAACCGAGTACGCCCTTCAATATAGCGATGAAGTTGTTAATTCCTACAAGTTCAAAAAGTCACGGCACCACGGTCAAGACTTACCCGGCACTGGATAAGGCGCCGACTATCTTCGGCTCATTCCGAACCTTTGGGGGAACGGAAACAATGCAGAACGATGTGCTGACGGTTCTCGACACGGTGAGAATAGAGACATGGTTTCGCCCGGATATCCGCTCAAATTGTCGTCTGTATATATGCGAGACCGGCGAAACTTATGAAATCATAGGAACACCGGAAAACATCGAAATGCGGAACCAGTGGCTCACGTTCAAAGCTGAGAAAGTCGGTGGTTCACCGTGACAAAGAACAAGCTAAGCATTGACTTCAAAAACTTTGCAGAGTACGCAGAGAAGTTGGAAGCTTTAGGGGGAGACTTAAAGGCAACCGCAGAGGAAGCGCTGAAAGCGACACATAAAAATATAACGCCGAACCTCAAAAGGGACATAGCCAAGCACCGCAAGTCAGGAAAGACGGAGCGGTCGCTTATAGAAAAGGCGGAAGTCACCTGGGAGGGAACGGTGGCAAGTTGCCCGATAGGTTTCGACCTGGCAAACGGAGGGCTTCCTTCGTTGTTCCTGATGTACGGAACCCCAAAGCACGCGCCGGCGAACCAGTACGGCAGATACTCCGGAGAAGTCGCAGGCATTGAAAAAGGCGAGGAGCTTTACAATGACATCTACGGACCGAGGACAAAGCGAGAAGTCAAGAAACTGCAGGAAGAAGTTTTCGCGAAAGCGATAAAGAAAAGAATGGGAGGCTAAACAATGGACGAGACACTTATCAGTTTACTGGAGAGCTTCGGCTATCCGGTATATAGACAAGGAAGCATGGAAAAAGAAGCGACATATCCGCCGACATTTTTCACGTTTTGGAACGCTGAGAGCGACGACCACGCCTTCTACGACAATAAAGAGTACGGGGTTAACTGGGAGTTTGATGTAAACGTTTACAGCTCGGATCCTGCGACCACTTACACGTTGCTGGAGCAAGCCCGTACACTTTTAAAGAATAACGGCTGGCTTATTCCTGGCAAAGGTCACGACTTGGCGTCAGATGAACCAAGTCACACCGGCAGGGGTATGCTTTGTATAATAACAGAATTCAATAATTCAGAGGAGGATTAAACCATGGCAACAGGTGCAAAAAAATATTTTGAATATCGCGGAATTTCTAACGCGGTATACGCAGAGGTTCTCCAGGATGACTCTACGGGATTTGTTACCGGGGAAGTAAAAAACTTCACGGGTGTGGCTGAAATCGCAAAGAGCACGGAGAGCTCAAACGAAGCTCACTATTATGACAACATTCCGGCGATTGTAGTTTCTTCTACGGGTCCGGATGAACTTTCTATAAGTGCGTCAGGTATTCCGTTCGATGTACTCGCAGAAATCACGGGTCAGTATTACGACGAAGAGAACGGCATGCTCGTAGAGCAGGAAAGAACACCGAAATACTTCGCTTTCGGCTATATCGCGCAGAAAACAGACGGAACAGAAGTGCTCGTCTGGAGACTTCGCGGTAGTTTTTCGATTCCGGATCAGACTTCTAACACTCAGACAGCCGGAACAGACGCAAACGGTCAGACTCTCACATTTACAGGTATCTCAACAACTTACAAGTTCGAAGCTACTGGAAAGCCAGCTAAGGCGGTAAACGTTGACACCTCAGTAAACCAGTCAATGACAGCCGAGACTTTCTTCGGTAACGTTATGACTCCGGACAACATCTCCGGAACAATCGACGTGGAGGGCGTGGGCTTAACACCTTCAACGATGACATTCACAACAAACAGAACTAAGAAGCTCACAGTTACAATCGACCCAACTAATGCGACAGACAAAGTTGTAAGCTTTGCAAGTTCAGACGAAGCAGTATGTACAGTATCAGACGCCGGAGTAGTTACCCCGGTAGCAAACGGTACGGCTACAATCACAGTAACAACACACGACGGAAGCTTCACAGATACCTGCGCGGTAACTGTAAGTTTGACCTAATAATCACTATATTCCATGGAGCCGGGGCAGACCCCCGGCTCTTTTGGGATAACCGAAAAGGAGAGAAAGTATGAACGAAATAACCATCAACGTATACAACGATAACGACGAAATTGTAAAGACTTCGACAGCTACGGAGGCAACTATTCGCTTCGGAGCAGTTCGCCAGCTGATGAAGTTGACCAAGATAGACAACTTAGAAAATACCGGCGAAATCCTGGAAGTAATAACCGGAGCCTGGGAGGAATACATCAAAGTTCTTTCGAAGTTCTTCCCGGATATGACGGAAGAGGACTGGGACAACGTGGAAATTGACGAACTTATCCCGGTAACTATCCGCCTTGTTTCCGAAATCTTTGCCGGCACACTTAGGATCCCAAAAGACCCAAAAAACTAGACGGGGGCGACGATGAGACGCCCCTACACGAGGTCTTTTTTATTATTTCTTACCAGTTATGCCGACTTTTTCCTGCTTTGTCGCCTTACGAGATAGACAGCCGGTCGTTTTTTGAAGTTATAGACTTGTACGCGGATGTGAGAGCAATGCAGATCAGGGAGAACGAGCTGAACGACCCGAACAGGGTAGTCAGAAGAAAAGCCGGGGATGATTGGTTCTAAGAGGAGAGGAGAAGGAAATGGCACGAAACGAAGAGAGCACGACCAAGTTCAAAGTCGACATTTCGGACTTTAAGAAATCCATGCAGGAAGCCAGCAGGCTGACCAAGCTTGCGCAGTCGGAGTTTAATGCAGCCACAGCCGGGATGGGCAAGTGGAGCGAGTCGGTCGACGGTGTAAGTGCAAAACTCAAACAGCTGGGCACCGTGCTGACAGCTCAAAAGCGCCAGCTTGCCACCTTAGAAGCTGAGTACGCGAAAGTAGTGGAAGAGCAGGGCGCAGAGTCAAAGGGCGCGACCGAGCTCATGATAAAGATAAACAATCAGACTGCAGCAGTCAAAAAGACCGAGGCAGAGATGAACCACTACTCCGAAGTCCTGGACAACTTGCAAAAAGAGACGCTTGAGCTTGGAGATGACACCGTAGAAGCAGGCAAGGACGCCAAAAAAGGTGCCGAGGGCTTCACCGTCATGAAGGGCGCGCTGGCTGACTTGGTGGCTTCCGGAATAAAGGCAGCTATTAAAGGCTTGAAAGACTTAGGCAAGGAAGCCATGCAGGCGTATAAAGAGTTCGACGAAGGGCGAGACAAGGTCATCAAAGCGACCGGAGCCACCGGCGAAGCTGCACAGCAGTTGGTTGACAGCTACAAGAATGTAGCCGGAAGTATCAAGGGCGACTTTAGCTCTTTAGGCTCGACACTTGGCGAAATTAATACGAGAATGGGATTAACCGGCAAGGCTCTGGAAAATGCAACGGTAGACTTTACCAAGTTTGCGGATGTGACCGGAACAGACGCCACCGAGGCGGTGCGACTTGTTACCAGAGCTATGAACAACGCCGGCATTGACTTGAAAAATTACAATGAAGTGCTAGACGAACTGGCGCTTGCTTCCCAGGCTTCCGGAATAAGTGTGGACACTTTGGCGGAAAATCTGACCAAGTTCGGGGCACCGATGAGAGCTCTCGGGCTTGATACGAAAGACAGCATTGCACTTTTTAGTTCCTGGGAAAAAGCCGGCATGAATACATCTGTCGCTTTTAGTGGCTTGCAGAAAGCTGTCGGAAACTGGAGCAAAGAAGGCAAGAACGCGAAGAAAGAGTTCGCGAAGGTAATCAAAGATATTAAGAACGCACCGAACGCCACCAAGGCAACGGAGCGGGCAATAGAAGCTTTTGGAAAAAAAGCGGGACCGGAACTTGCGGAGGCTATCCAGGGAGGACGCTTCGAGTACGAGAAATTCGTCGACTTATTGCAGGGTAGCGAGGGAACGGTTAGAAAGACATACGACGAAACGCAGGACGGATTCGACAAGGTGCAGCTTGCTATCCAAAAAGGACGAACGAAGCTAGCCAGCGCACTGGACACGGTGCTGAAAAAGTATGGTCCGGAAATAACCGCCTTTATAGACGGAGCCGTTGAAAAGCTCGAGGAGCTCTTCGATGTAGTGGGCAAGGGCTTCAAGTTCATTATGGACAACAAGGACACGGTGCTCTCCGCACTTGCGGGAATAGCGACCGCCTTTGTTACATACAAGACAGTAAGCGCGATCACTGCGGTAGTTACAGCTTTTAAGAGCTTAGTAACGGCAATCAAGGCGGGCGAGAGCGCAATGGCAGCTTTAAATGTAACAATGAGCGCCTCACCGTATGGACTTCTTGCGGCTGCTTTCGCAGGCTTGGGAGTTGCTATGGCTGCATACATAGAGTCAGAAAAAGAAGCAGCACGCGAACAGTTTAAGCTGAACGAAGAACAGCAGAAATCAATAGAGAACTCGAAAGCTTTGGCGGAAGAATATGCTGCAATCGATAAACAGAGAGCTGAGAACAATGCAGCCATTACTTCGGAGTATAAATACCTCAAAGATTTAAAAGAAGAGTATAACAGCCTTGTCGATAGTAACGGAAAGATAAAAGAGGGCTACGAGTCCAGGGCTGACTTCATCCTCGACCAGCTGGCGGAAGCTATGGGGGTTGAGCGTGCAGAAATCGACAAGACGATAAAGAAAAACGGCAAGCTGGGCAAGTCAATCGATGACTTGATGATAAAACAGCAGGGCAAGGCATTGCTTGACAGCAACCAGCAGTTCTACAATGACGCAATTGCCGGAAGAACTGAAGCTTTAGACACATACCAGGAAGCCCTTACAGTTGCAGCAGAACGTGAGGCGGAACTTGCCCGGGCAATGAAAGAGGCAGGACTTACCGCCGAACAGTGGAAGGAATACCAGGAAGCAGTTGCAAACAATGACATCCTCACACAGCTGGCATATAAGAAGGGCGCAGGCACGGAAGCACTGGAAGCGCTTAAACAGGCGCAGGAAAGCTACGACGGTGCAGCCGAAGGCTTAAAAAACGCAGAGACCGCCTATGTGGACATGTCACAGACCATCCAGAACTACGAGGGGCTCTCGGTTGCTATCCTTGAGGGTGACGCCAAAAAGATACAGGCAAGCATGGAGACGCTTACGAGTAACTTCGTCACAGCTGATCAGGGCAACGAGCGCGTGCTCAAAGACCAGCTCGATCGCTTCAATAAACACTATGATAACTTACAGAAATCTATCGCTGACGGTATAGCCGGAATATCTGACGAGGACCTGAAAAAGAGCAAGGAACTTGTAAGCAAGGCAGGCGATGAAGTCCTGGCATATTTCAAAAAGTCAGACCTATACAAGCAAGCCAAAGAGGCAGGCTTTAGGATTCCGAAATCAATCACTGAGGGCATTACTTCCGGAAGCTTACCGATTGACCAAGCCATGAAGGGGCTGGAGGACTTGCTCGTATATCAGAGTGGAACAACCGGAACGGGAATAGCTGAGACGGCGAAGAACTTAGGACTGTCAATTCCGGAGAATGTGGCAGAGGGCATTGTTTCCGGTCAAATGGACATCCGAGAAGCCGACAAAGCGATGTATGACACTATAACCAAGACACTCGAGGACGTTGCAAGAGACGCGGGCATTAAAGCCGAGGACATTCCGGAGAACATCCGACTTGCAGTCCTGGAAGGTGACATGGGCATAGGCGAAGCCATTGCAACGATAAAGGGCACCGTTGAGGACGGTCTCGGAGAGATTGAAACCGAGGAAAAAGGCAAGAGCTTCGTGGACGCCTTTACGGACGCAATAGAGGGAGCTAAGGACTCCGCCTACGACGCAGCAAAGGCGGTCGTTGATAAAGCGAAAGAGGCACTGGATGACGCAGACACGGAGACCAGTGGCGAGAACTTCACGCAGGGCTTCATCAACGGAATAAACGGGCTCGCAGTCGGAGCAGTAACGGCAGCAACAATGCTGGCGAAGAACGCAGTCAATGCTTTGAAGAAGGGACAGCAAGAAGGCTCACCGTCAAAGCTGACCACTCAGTCAGGTATATACTTTACAGAGGGATATATCAACGGTATGAAGAAACTGAGCAACAAGGTGGCGGAGACTGCTGCGGACATTGCCAAGACAGCGGTCACAAACTTGAAGCTGGGCAAGAGCATGGACTTTTCGACAGACTTCGCAAGGCAGGCTGAGCTTATAACCTTACAGCTTGAAACCGCAACAGAAAGACAGCTTGAAAGATACGACAAGAATATAGACAAGCTGACCAAAAAGAGAGACAAGGCAACCGGGGCAGACCGCAAGCACTACGCTAAACTTTTAAAGGCGGAAATCAAAGCAAAAGAGGACTTCCAAAAGGCTTCCAACGCTATGCTGTCGGACTTTTCGTCTGCAATGACTACATACGCCCAGGAAGCTGAGGAACTTATCAACTCAACCATTGACGGAGTAACCGAGCGCTACAACGAGAGAGTTGCCAAGCTGACCGAGAAACAGGAAAGCCTTGCGGAAAAAATGAAAGCAGCGTCCGACCTCTTCGAAGTATCCGGCGCCGGAGTTTTGAAGATTAACGACTTGACGGAACAGACAAGGCAGATAGAGGACTACGCGAACAACTTGCTGACAATCAAGCAGAAAGTATCGACGGAACTCTTCGACCAGCTTACAAGCTACGACATGAAAGAGGGCTCCGCCTTCATTTCCCAGTTGTTGCAGATGAGCGACGAAGAGTTAAAGGCTTACGATCAGGCTTACGTCAATAAGTTGGAAGCAACGGAGAGCCTGAGCGAGAAGATTTACAGCAAAGACTTCAAGCAGGTGGAAAAGACATACAAGACAGAACTCGAGCAGGCACTTGCAGGACTTCCGGAGGCTTTGGAAGAACTTGGGCGCGATATTATGCAGGCATTTATTAAAGGCTTGACTGAGGACACCCAGTATATGAGCAAGGCGGTCAAGTCAATGGTTAAACAGGTAACGGACAGCTTCAAAGCTGAGAAAAAGACCACTACACTGCTGCAGGACTTCGGCAGTAAGTTCAAAAACGTGACGCAGGATGTCATGCAGGCGGTTAGCACCAAGATAGACCTTGGAGAAATCCCAAAAGTATACACACCAACAACAGCAACAGCAACGGGAAGCTCTACGGTCGTAAATAACAACTACAACCTTGTACAGAACAACAGCAGTCCGAAGAGCTTGTCGGCTCTGGAAACATATACAGCAAGGCGCCAGCAATTGGCAATGCTGAAAGCGCTACAGTAAGGAGGGCAGGATGTATTCTTTTTTTGTAGAAAATAAAAAGGGCGAAGTGCTCGAGCTTACGCACAACGATAACTACGCAGTTGTTGAGATTGACGGGCTTGCCCCTGGCGAGGCGGTGATTAATACCAGCCACGATGTGGGGGCGGACGGCTCCGTCTTTAACAGCTCATACCATAGCGACAGGACCATAACCTTGACACTTGCGATCAACTACCCGGCTGAGGCGAACCGTATAGACTTATACAAATATTTCCAGCCGAAATCGAGTTGTCGGCTGAGGTATAAGAACAGCCGGAGGGATGTATGGATTGAGGCTTACGTTTCCCGGTTCAATGTTTCATTTTTTGAAAAGAAGCAGGTGGCGCAGATTGTAATGACTTGCCCGAAGCCGTACTTTAACGGACAGGAAAAAGAGGCAGAAATGAGCAAGAGCCACGCACTTTTCCAGTTCCCGTTCGAAGCTCCGACCGAGTTCTCGACTTTGGAAAGAAACATAGGCGTTTCAATGCTTAACCGGGGCGATGTATATACCGGGGCAGTCTTTACGATTTACGCGCAGACGGACATCAACCATATAGGCATAAGCAACGAAATGACAGGGCAGGCTTTTATCGTGGACACAATCGTAAGAGCAGGCGAGTCGCTTGTCGTGAATACGAACCAAAAAGAAAAGAGCGTATACATCAACAAGAGCGACGGCACGGTGGAGAGTGTAGCCGGTTACTTCTCAGGCGACTGGGTGACTTTACAGCCCGGACTTAATGAGATAACACTCACGGTCGCAGGATCCGCGCTTGCTGAGGTTGCCATTGTTGAAAAGTACGAGGGGGTGTAGTCTATGATTTATGTACTAAACCAGGACGGCACGAAAGTCCTGGGCTTAATAGACGCATACTCTTCGGCTATCTTTACAGTACAATATTACGGACTCGGAGACTTCCAGGTCATCACATACCCGAAGTATCTCGACTTGTTGGTTCCCGGCAATCTTTTGGCTAGGGAAGCGGACAAGAAGGGCAAACGCTTCGACAATGTCATGGTTATCGAAAAGACCGAGGTCAAGTATGATCGCGAGAACGGCAACAGGGTGACGGTTACCGGCAGAAGCTTGAAGTCTATACTATGCAAGCGGATAGTTTGGGAGCAGATGAACTTATCCGGTCCCGTGGAGGATGTCATCCGAAAAGTAGTAAAAGACAACGCGGTGACCCCTTCAAATAGTCTGAGAAGGCTTCCGCTACGGCTGGGAACGGCTCACGGCTTAGCGGATGACGGACAGCAGACGGAGGTGCAGCTCTTTGGCGATAACGTGGGGGACTGGATAGCGACAGTTTGCAAGCAGTTCGGCTACGGCTGGGAGATATACATAGACAACGGCTTCATCTTTGACCTTTACCGGGGAAAAGACAGAACCGGAAGTGTTATCTTTTCGCCAGGCTATGACAATCTAAATGCAGCAAGGTATACAACCGGGAACTACTACACGGCAGCGCTCGTCGGAGGCGAGGGCGAAGGAACCAGTCAGACAGTGGAAGAACTTGGGACAGCCTCAGGGCTTGACCGGGTGGAGACTTACATAGACGCCGGGAGCGTGTCGAGTAACGGCGAAATCATAACCGAGGCGACTTATCGCAATATGTTGCGAAACTATGGCAAGGAAGAAGTGGCAGAGCTGAACACAGACACGTCTCTGGACGCAGAAATTGCCCCGTACGGAGCTTTTAACCTTGGGGATGACTATT